GCCAGTTCGGCTTTGCCCTGAAACACCTGCGGAAAGCCATGGACATCAGCGAACGGGAGGTGTACCACCATGAAAACGGATAAGCCAGTTTCGGCAATCTGCCCACTTTGCGGAAAGCCCTACTCTGGTGTTCTGGCACTTTCCAGAACGGACAACCAAACGCCCATTTGCCCGGACTGCGGCATTCGGCAGGCACTGGAAAGCATCGGCGTTTCCACGGAGGAACAGGAGAAAATCCTGTCTGTAATGCACCGAAAGTTTCTCATGTAACCGCCCTGTTTGCCCTGTGTAGGCTTTCAGAGCACTTGCCGAAAAACTGCCCAAAGTCAAAATCAGCCCCACACAGGCGAACTGTGCGGGGCTTGGTTGGTGGCTGCAATTTTCCGAGATGCCTTTTCCATTGTACTGTATTTTACCATAGAAAAGCAAGTTTATCCAGTGTCAGATACACCAAATATACAGCGAAAATATCGCCTTATGTTCTGTACATTTAGCTGCTTGCTATACGCCGAAAGGTATGGTAATATACAGTTACCGAAAGGGAAAACAACCAAAAAACCACGAAATATGGAGGAAAACACAATGGTAGCATACGGAATCGCAAAGGCAAGAGCAAAGGCAAACAGAACGGACTGGAACGAAAGAACCGAAATCACAAAGGCGGTCATCACTTGGTTTGATGCGGACTACGAATACGAACTGGAGATTGAAAACGAGGACAGGATGGACAACGAGGAGTTCACCGCATGGGTTGAGGAAAACGCAGAAAGCCTTGCAAAGGCAGATGCCGAGGAAAACGAAACGACCTTTGAGGAAATCGACAGCATCGACTTTACGGAAAAGGAAATCGATGACGATGCCCTTTTCGATGAGGAGTACGAAAACGCCTGCGAATTTGAATGGGAGTGTCAGACCGGACGGTAATCCAAAACCATAACCCAAGACCAAAGCCCCGACAGGGGCTGCGGCTCTGTTTTCCTTGGTGTATGATACACAAGAATGTGCCGAAATTCCTCTGTTTTTTCTGCCTATTTAGCCGCTTGCTATCCTTCCGAGAGTATGGTAATATACAGTTATCGCAAGGGAAATCGAACGGAAAACAGAACGGAGGAAACTACCATGAACGAAAAAATCAGAACCTACTTTGAAAGCATCCGAGAGGCTGCTGAAAATGATGCCAAAAAGGTGAGTCGAGGTACATTGGAGGCCTACTGGGCTTACGAGTTCAACTGCAACAACGATTGCAGCGAATTCGCCTGCAACGAACTGCCCTGGACAACGGACATGAGCGACTTTGTAAAGGCGATGCGTGAGGCAGGGCTTGAAACCATTGCGGTAACAGAAACCAGTACGGCACTTCTGGAAAATCTCCACAAGCTGGCAAATCAGGGCTGCACCATTGACGGACTTTGCAAAGTTACCCGCTCGAACATCTGGGGCAATGTTGAGGAAATTCCTGCGATCCGTATCCGCATGAATTAAAGCGACACAGCCCACACGTTCGCCTGTAACGGCAAGAAAAACGATTCTGAATCATTTTCCCCAACTGCAAAGCAAGCCCACAAACGGCAACGTAGGGCTTGCTTTGGTCAGTTTTTTGCTTGGTCGGTTCACACAATTTTCTGCTCTGATCTTTGTGCAGATTATGCCGGAAAATTCGTTGACTTCTCTTTGGATTTATGGTAATATACATCATGCCGAAAGGCACAGAAACCAACGAAAGCAGGAGGAAAAAACAATGTGGACAGAAGGAAGTATCAAAATCGGAACAAGCGTATTTCACTATTGGGTGAAGCATTACGGGGAGCCTTCCATTTACGGATACGAGGAAGGCAGGGCATCAAAAATCATGTTGAAACGAAACGGTGAGATTGTATTCAACTTTGACAGAGGGCTGGATGTTCCGCCGGCGGATAGGGACACAGAAACTGCACTGGCGATTCTGCTGAAAGAGTACAACTGAACACAGAACAATTCAAAACAAAACCCGGAGCCGCAAGGCTCTGGCGGTCGTACAGAACACAGCAAGCAGCTGATTCCTGCAAGCTGTGACCAAAATATTTTAGAAGGACTTGCTTTTGGCAGGTCTTTTTTGTTGGGTGGTGAATACAATGGCAAAATACAAGCCGACAGAATTCATGGCAGAAGATTCAAGATACGATAAAAAATCAGCAGATTACGCTGTAAATTTTATCGAATGCCTTAGTCATACCAAAGGCACATGGGCAGGAAAAAAGTTTGAATTGCTGGACTGGCAGGAACAGATTATCCGTGACCTTTTCGGTATTCTGAAACCGAACGGTTATCGGCAGTTCAATACTGCCTACATTGAAATTCCGAAGAAGAACGGCAAACAGCTGGCATTGAATACACCGATTCCGACTCCAAGTGGATTCACTACAATGGGAGATATTCAAGTTGGAGATGAACTGTTTGACGAGAATGGAAATATCTGTCATGTTGTTGCGAAAAGTCCTGTTGATTATGAAGAACAAGGCTATAAAATCAGATTTAAAGACGGAGAAACCATAATTGCAGGAGCAAGACACTTATGGACAGGCGAGCTTACAAATGGAAAGGTCAGAAAAACTACCATTTCAACTGAAGATTTATATAATCGTTCCTGTGATTCAAATGGCTGTTATCGTTTTCGCATTCTCATTGCTAAAGCTGTAGATGCTGATGAAAAAGAACTGCCTGTTGATCCATATCTTATGGGCTATTGGCTTGGCAATGGAAATGCTGTAAAGCCGGAACTTACGATTCAAACTTGTGATATACCGGAAGTTTTAGACAGAATATGGCCGTGGCATAAATTGAGAAGACGATGGAAAAATACAGGAGATTCTGAAATATGTCCGGTTCCGGACTTAAAAGCTGTTCTGTTAAACTCGTTTCACGATAAGAAAATACCAATAGAATATCTTCGTGCCTCTATTTCACAGAGGTTTTCTTTGTTACAGGGACTTATGGATTCTGACGGAGCGATCAGCAATGTAAAAGGACAGGGAATCTATACTTCTACTGAAAAGGCACTTGCCAAGAGTGTGAGCGAATTGCTATGGAGTTTAGGCATCAAGAATGCAATTACAACAGCAGTATCAACGCAAAGAACGGATTGGAGTAAACCAAGCAGCGAATGCGGCAGAGTGGAAACAGGAGAAACTTTATATTATGTGAAATTTACAGCTTTCAACGATATGCCAATTGCAGGGTTGAAAAGAAAAATGAAAAATGCCGTTAAAAGGAATCCCAGATCACGCAGTCATTTTCGGTATATTGATTCCATCGAAAAAGTTGAGAATCCGGGAATGCAATGTATACAGGTTGACAGTCCCTCACATCTTTATTGTGTTGGACATTCTTTTTTGCCAACGCATAACAGCGAACTTGCCGCAGCTGTTGCACTCTTGCTTACCTGTGGTGACGGTGAAGAAAGAGCCGAAGTCTACGGCTGTGCCGCAGATCGTCAACAGGCAGCCATTGTATTTGATGTGGCAGCGGATATGGTTCGTATGTGTCCGGCACTGAACAAGAGAGTGAAAATCCTTGCATCGCAAAAACGCATCATTTATATTCCAACAAACAGCTTTTATCAGGTGCTTTCCGCTGAGGCATACAGCAAACACGGCTTCAACATCCACGGGGTTGTGTTTGACGAACTTCATACGCAGCCGAACCGAAAGCTGTTTGATGTTATGACCAAAGGCTCCGGCGATGCGAGAATGCAGCCGCTCTATTTTCTCATCACCACAGCCGGAACGGATACCAATAGCATCTGCTATGAAGTTCACCAAAAGGCAAAGGACATTCTGGAAGGCAGAAAGCATGATCCGACTTTTTACCCTGTCATTTATGGTGCAGATGAATCGGAGGACTGGACTGACCCGAAGGTCTGGAAGAAGGCAAATCCGTCACTGGATAAGACTATCGGTATGGATAAGGTGGTGGCTGCGTGTAACTCTGCAAAGGAAACACCGGGAGAAGAAAACGCTTTCCGACAACTCCGTTTGAATCAATGGGTAAAACAGGCTGTCCGTTGGATGCCGATGGAAAAGTGGGATAAATGCAAGGTCGCTTTTGATGAAGAGATGCTTGCAGGTCGTATTTGTTATGGTGGTCTTGACCTTTCCAGCACAACAGATATTACAGCTTTTGTACTTGTCTTTCCACCTACTGAAGATGATGAACATTATTATATTCTTCCTTACTTCTGGTTGCCTGAGGAAACATTGCCGCTCCGTGTAAGGCGTGACCATGTTCCCTACGATGTATGGGAGCGGCAGGGCTATCTGAAAACTACGGAGGGCAATGTGGTTCACTATGGTTTTATCGAAAATTTCATCGATGAACTGGGGCAGAAGTTTCACATCAAAGAAATTGCATTTGACCGTTGGGGTGCGGTGCAGATGTCGCAGAATCTGGAGGGACTTGGTTTTACGATGGTGCAATTCGGGCAAGGATACAAAGATATGTCACCGCCGACCAAGGAACTGATGAAACTGACTCTGGAACAGACCCTTGCCCACAACGGACACCCTGTTCTTCGGTGGATGATGGATAACATTTTCATCAGGCGTGACCCTGCCGGAAATATCAAGCCGGATAAAGAAAAATCCACAGAGAAGATTGACGGTGCGGTTGCCATGATCATGGCTCTTGACCGTGCAATCCGCTGTGGATGCGTTTCTGATGAGTCGGTTTATGATACGAGGGATATGCTGGTGTTATAGGTTTGATTATCTTTGCAAACTGGAATTTTCAAATTAGTCTTTGCAAATAACCTTTGAACCTTCACCATCAATTACAATTCCCTGACGG